TCGGGAGGTCCCGGCGCGGGCGGAGGCGGTGGTGGTGGCCCTCAAAGCGGCGGCGGCGGCGGCGGCGGATCGATCGGCGGCACGGCTGGGAGCGGCGGTTACGGAGGCGGCGGTTTTGCGGGGCAGCCCGGCGGTTCTTTGTCCATCACGGAATCGTTCACAAATATTTTTATGAACGGTCTGCCTGTTACGATTTCGTTCACCGGCGGAAACGGAGACGCGTCAATCACCATGTCTTGGTAAAATATGCCTACTCTCAACAAACCTCAAGGTACAATGCTCGACGCTGCGGGGACGGTCACCCCCAGCGCGCCCGGAACGGCGGCAGTCGGAACTTCAACCCGTTACGCTCGCGAGGATCACGTTCACCCGGCATCGGGTGGCACGGCGGATACTGGGGACATCACGTTCTCGGGCACATCGATCATCGGCGTCACGAGTAACACGGAACTCAATAACATCGAACTGCATCCGAACCCGGCTTACGACGGCTACGGACAGTATGTCGTAATCCGTCCGACGTCGCCGCTGGAAGGAAACCATATTCACATCGACAAGGGCGGCATCAACGCGTCGCTGTTTCTTGGAAGCGACGACCAGTATGTAAACCTTGCGTGGGATGGTTCGATTGAACTCGGCGTCCCGGAAACACAGACCACGCAGTCGTACACAATCGAGTCCACAGTAGGCGTCGGCAGTGCAAGCATGACGCTGGCTAGGGCATCGAACTTGTGGGCGCGCGACCTGACAAACGGATCCACGATCACGCGCGTTTCTCCATCTGGGCCGCCGATCACGATCAGCACGGCGTCGGTTTACGGCGACTACATCTACCTGACGTTTGCAGCGCCGATTACCGAGGCGCTGACCGCTGACGATTCGGTGTCGTTTACCTATCATCCTCGCAAAACGTGGAGATTCACGAACGACGGGGAAATGACGTTCCCGGATGGCACGCAGCAATTGACCGCTGCAACGGGTGGCGCGGCGCTAAGTGATGCAACGCCATCCGCTCTCGGAGTGGCCTCTGCCGGAGTTTCGACCCAAGCGTCGCGCGCTGATCACGTTCACGCCGCCCCTCGCGTCCTTGGGCGCCTTTGGGACGCTGCGGAATACTACAACGCGGGCGACATAGCCACGTCCGCCGGGATCGCTTACGTTTGCCTTCAAAACGGAACGGTCGGGCCCGCAGTTACCGATACAAATTTTTGGGTTGTCGTTAAATCGAACGCGACGCAGCTTCAGGGGCAATCGGTTTCGGATACGGTCCCGGCAACCGGACAAACGCTTGTGTGGGACGGAACGACGTGGACCCCGGCAACCGGATCAACCGGAGGTGGCGGCGGCGCGAACGGGCTGACATACTATTTGCGCCAAGACGTGGCCGCAGACGCGCCGACGACAAATCTCCCCGGCACACCGAAACAGCTTGGCCGCACGGGCTCGGCAACCGGCACGTCGATCACAACTGGCACGCTGACAAATGGCGCGTGGACGTTGATGGCTGGCTACGTTTCCGAGCAGACGCCAATTGACCCTGACGTTACTGAATTACCCGCCGGGCTGTGGGATTTCAACGTCTGGGCGTATGGTAACGCAAATAGCAACGCTGGAACCGTAATCCGTGCGAAGGTTTACATTTACAACGGCACAAACGCACCAACGCTTATTGGCACCTCTGGCGAGCAGGTGATCAACAACGTCTCTGCGCAGTTTTCGCTGTCAGTTCTGATTGCGCAGACTGCCGTGACGCTGTCCACACGGATTTACGTTGAGATCGAGGTTAAAGCCTCGGCAAATAATCACACAGCGACGCTTCAGTTTGGTGATGGCACTCCTTCGCACGTTCACACATCGCTTCCACTTGTGGGAGGCACTGGCATCTGGCATTCGGTCGCTGGTGTGCTGCAATCGCCGGCATCGCTGATTGTAAACGCGGACGTGGACGCTGCTGCGGAAATCTCTGCATCGAAGATTGCTGGGCTCGCTGCGTCTGCAACGACAGACACGACCGATGCGTCAAATATCACGACAGGCACGCTCGCAGCGTCGCGAGTGGCAACGCTGAACCAGAATACGACCGGCACGGCAGTAAATGTGACTGGCATAGTTGCTGTGGCAAATGGTGGGACTGGAGCAGCAACGGCTCAAGCTGCCATCTCGAACCTCGGCGTTGGCATGCGGATGGTTGAGTCACAGACAACGGCCAACATTGTGGGAACCATGAACACTGGCGTATCTCCAAACACGTTTACGGTCGGCTCAGTGGGCGTGTTTGCAACCGATGGATACACTCCAGTGCTGGGTGACATAATTGCGTTTGCGCTTCAGACCACAACAACGCAAAATGGATTCTGGGAATTAACAACTCTTGGCACTGCGAGTGTTGCTGCTGTTTTTACGCGCCCATCTTGGTATACGGGTACGGCTAGAAATGCGATGTACATGACCCGTTTTGGTTCAGCTCAAAACGGTTTTGTTCAGACATTTGTGTCCTCAACGGGAACAGGAAACACTGAAATTACTGTTGGAATAACCAACATTTCAATGGTGCGCGTTAATTCAAGAACGTCACCTGCGAGTCTTGGTACAAACTTGTTTACTGGATACCAAACCTTTCGGGCAAATGGTGCCAGCGCAAATCAAGCTCCGTTCTTTTTTCAGGGAGGTGTGTTGATGACCACCCCACAGGCGCATGCGGTTGAATGGGATGGCACAAACGAGTACGTCACAACTGGAGCCACATTTGCTGGCTCAATTGCCACGACTGTGTTGACCGTTACAGGCAGCCCAACCGGTGTGATTCAGGTTGGCATGCTCATCGCGGGCACAGGAGTCACCGCAGGTACGACCATCACGGCACTGGGCACGGGCACGGGCGGTGCGGGAACCTACACCGTTTCTGCGGCGCAGACCGTTGCATCCACGACCATCACGGGGCAAACTCGTTGCATTAAAGCCACATTCATCAACGGCGCAGCCGGGGGAACTGGCGCAGTGCCAGCCACTGCGACATCGGTAGGTCGCCCGGGGCAAATGGCGTTCGATGCAAATTTTATGTACATCTGCACTGCAAATAACACTTGGAAGAAAACCGCTTTGATCACTGTCTAATGAGTTTCCTATCAAAACTGCTTCCCACAATCGGAAACTTGCTGGGCGGGCCGCTGGGCGGAATGGCCGTGTCAGCGGCGGCAGACGCGCTAGGGATGTCTGAGCCAACTCGCGAAAAGATTGAAGCCGCACTGACCGGCGGGCAGCTAACGCCCGAGCAACTCTCAGCGCTGCAATCTGCTGACATGACGCTGAAAGCAAAACTGGCCGAGCTTGGAATCGAAGCGCAGAAGGTCGCCATGATGGATCGGGATTCTGCGCGAAAAATGCAAATCGCGACAGGGTCAATGGTCCCGCACGTCATCGCCATTTTGTTTGTCGGATTCTACCTTGTGATTGTTGCGCTCTTATTGGACGGCTCAATGAAATTGTGGGAGAACAGCACACTGACGATGATCCTTGGCACTCTCACCTCTGGGGTCGCCATGATTCTAGGCTACTATTTTGGAAGCTCCGCGGTGCAACCCTCGACCGATAAAAAATGAATCCAGAAGACGACGGGCTCGGGTTGAATTTATCGTTCATGCTGGCCGGCTTGCTGGGCTCGCTGATGATGATGTCCCGGAATGCCAGTCAGTCAGTCGGACGCACGCTATTTGCGACAATCGGCGGCGCGGCGAGCGCGAACTACCTGACGCCACTGATTTTAGACATCACAAAATTAGGACATGGTTCCAGTTACTCGCACGCAATCGCGTTCCTGCTCGGCTTTGCCGGGCTGAAGGCAATCGACGGAATCACCGCACGTTTTATCTCAACCAATGAACCCGCTAACAGTCGCAAACGCAGTCGCTAACGTCATCGTGGCCGGCGCTGTGATGGACATGGCGATTCGCGTTTTTGGAGACAAAACGCATCGCATCCATCAGCACATTGAGCTGTTCTGGATTCGCAAAACCATCTCATCAATCGTGATTTGTGGGGCTGTGCTAAATGTCATCACGCTCTCGACGCCAAGCTGGACCGAATGCCTTTTGAATTTTGGTTTTGCGGCTAACTATGCCTTCAGCAGTTTTTACGACAGGAGAACTGCAATTCAGAAGCCTGCACCATTGAAACCGGCGCCAAAAAAACGCAGACTGCCACGCAAATGAACAACCAAGACCACGTTGCTGACATCGTGCAGGTAGGCGCCGCTAACATGGCAGCAATTGTCATTTCATTGACGGACTTTGAAACGGTGGTCCGCATCTCATCGCTGATTTTGGCTTGCGCCTACACGGTCGTGAAACTCTGGCAAGCACTCAAAGACGAACCGCATGACCACTAACTTCGACCGCGCACTAAAATTTGTCCTTGAGCATGAGTGCGTTTTTAAAAAAGGACACTGGGGCGACTTTGATTACGTCGTTTCCGAAAACGAAGAAAACGATCCCGGCGGCGTGACGAAATGGGGATTGGATGCTCGGACACACGGCCCGGACGTAGCTGATTTAAAACTGGCGGAAGCGACCGAAATTTACCGACGCGAATACTGGCACAAACATCACTGCGAAGAACTAGAGTGGCCGCTGTGCGCAGTCCACTTTGACAACTGTGTTAACATGGGCCCGGGGCAGGCGGTTAAGCTCCTACAACGTGCTGTAGGTACCAGTGACGATGGAGCTTGGGGACCGCAGACGCGCGCCGCTGTGACCGCGGCATGCAAGGTTCGTTCTGTAAGCGTGGTCGCGCTTCAGGTAGTTGAAAAGAAGCGCGACTTTTACGAGTCGCTTTGTGAAATCCGCCCCGCGATGGAGCGGTTCAAGCAGGGCTGGCTTAACCGGGCGAACGATTTGCAGGCGATTTGTTAGCCTGCTTCCACGCCTTTATCCGGGCAATCTCGGCCGCTTTGCGCTCCGGGCTATAGTTTGCCCTGTACGCCTTGCTTCGGGCCTTGCAGGCCGCTTTCTGCTCTTCCGTCAAAGGGTTCTCGGCGTCCCACTTTCTGCGATACGCAATGACGTGCGGGCGTTTGTGACGAGGTATGGCTGGATCGTATTTATAGCGAGGAGCACGCGGTTTTTTTGGTTTTGCAATGTCGCGCGGGACTTTGATTGCCGAAGGTTTCGGCGCCGGCTTTGGTTTCGGTTCCGGCTTCGGTTTGGTGAACTTCGGGCGTTTATCCGAAAAACCGTGGGACCCGAATTTTGGACGCTGCATTCCCTGTTTCTGTTCCCACCGCTTCAACGCTTCCCGCATCATTCCCATCCCACGGGTGCTGATGCCGGCGCACGCTGAATCCATCGGAGCACATCCTTGGAGATGCAGACTGCGTGAGATGTCGCGTCTCATTTGAGTCCCGCCTCCTTTGCAAGTGCCACGAGCAGATCCATTTTAGACACAGTGCCGCGCGGCTCATATGTTTCCCGCTGCGCTGCCGGCAATGGCAACCCGGCAGCTAAAAGTTTGCGACGACCCGCAAGCCACGCAACGCGAGCGGATTCCGCAGAGATTTCAAGCTGTTCGCCGATGTCAGGAAACTGCAAGCCAAGTGACCTAAGCCAAACGGCTTGAGCCTGTAAGGCTGTGGGGTAGAGTTTTTTTGATACCATAGGGGCGAGCAGTTTAGAGCTTTACAACCTAACGCGGAAAGCTAAAAGTGCGGCATGAACCTAACTGACCACTGCCGACGCATCGGCGCTATCCGCACAGACAAAAAAGCCGCAGCGTCCCGCGAAAATGGGAAAAAAGGCGGACGCCCAAAAGGCTCAAAATCAACGACTTGTAAGAAAAGTGAAGAAAAATGAAAAAAAAATGTTTACACTGAAACCGAACCTGCTAGGTTTTCTTTCGTCAGCAACAACTAACTAACACACACAGCATGAAAAACACATACACAGTCACAGTTTCCAAGCCGCTGCCAAGCTTGGCACAAATTGCTAAAGACCTGCTGCCTTTCCAGCTTAGGACGGGTTTTCCAATCCGCAAAGCGCTCGAAATTTACAAGCGCCCCATGACCTGGGAATTCACCAATCGCCGCGAAGCTCAAAAGTGGGAACGCATGATGAACAATGATGGTACTGGTCGCATCGCAACATTTAGCGTTTCAGCTCGTTAACATGGACAAACAGCTACTCTCAAAATCCGCCCGCATTTTTAGCCGCGAAGGCTATGAAACTCAGACCAACGTTGAGGTCGCAATCTGGGAAGACCAGACACCAGAAGGCAGCGGCGACCACTACATCCGCGTCGGCTCAACCCTACTCTGGCGCGCAGACGTCATTCACGCCGGCGACCGCATCGAATGCCTTGCATCTGGAATGCTCATCCTACTGTGATTATGCGCGCCATTTCCCTTCTCACCGGCTTCTCGCTGCTCTCCGCGCTCGACGGCGTGATCCTAGCTACGGGCCGCCTGACCACAGCCGAAGCACTTATTGTCGCCGGTCTGGCGATCGTGAGCACAGTCTACATCGTCCGCTCCGCTCAACTCTCTCGCTAATGAACGTCCGACCATCATCATTGCCAAAGCTTGCGCTCTGCGGGCAATTTGAAGGCGCCCCGGGAAACTCTCCAGCGGCTGCGCGAGGCACTATGCTTGACCGTGTATTTCGACACGTATGGGAAGGCGGAGCATGGCCGACCGACCTACTCCCTGAAGACCGAGAGGCTGTCGAGTGGGCGGTCGCTGAACTAACAAATCTGCCGGAATTTGATAAGGCGACCACGGACGAGGAGTTTTGCAAAATAGCAATCCCGGCGTTTGAGCGGCACGGGACAGCCGACGCTGTCAATGTGCTGGGCAATTGGATTGCTGATTTGAAGTCCGGGCAGCTGTACAATTACCGAGAGCAAATGGCTGCCTACTGCCTAGGGCTGATGCACACTCACCTTGTGCCAGAGTGGACCGCTCACCTGCTATTCTGCGATCAGCGGCGCGTGGTGACGCATCATTTCACATACACCGAAGCGCGCGATTTGGTAAACGCGGTGCTGGAAAACGTCGGCACGGCGCCGCGGCTGAACGATTACTGCGGGTGGTGCAAGCACGCCAGCACCTGCCCGCCGCGCGTTGCTGCGGCTGAATCGGCGCTGGCGACAACGGACAGGTCGATGCTTGCCATTCTTGAGGATCCAGCGAAACTCGGCGATTTCCTCGACCGCTGCCGCGTGTTTGATGATTTCCGCGAGCAGGCTGAAAAGCACGCACGCAGGCTGATGGAACAAGGGGAAAACGTGCCGGGCTGGAAGCTCGGGAAGGCCCGCCGCACTGAAACCGTCGAAGCGCAGGAATTGGTGAACTGGCTCGACCGGCTGAAGCCGGCGGACGTGGTACTGGCACAAGGAGCGCTGTCCGCGAAAAAAGCGCGCTCGCTGTTTGAAAGTGCCGGCGTGGAATTGCCGGCTGCAATCATCACCACGAAAGAATCCGCACGACCACTCACCAAACTATGAGCGACGAACAGCAGGAAATTTACCGTACAGTTCACCGCGAACTGATTCGCGAACTGCAAGAAATTCAAAAACTGGCATTTACGCTTTCGCTTACAAGCCAACCGAAACCCGGCTATGAAACAGCATGGGCAGAGGCGATCGAAAAACTTGAGGGGCGCGACTTATAAACGCGCACAAACCAACAACTAAAATGCAACTGATACCTATCACAGAAATGGCCGTCATGGCCGAAGCAATCGCGAAGTCCGGACTGTTTGGAATTCGCACCGCGGACCAAGCCCTCGCGCTTGGCCTGCTTTGTCAGGCCGAGGGGCGCCACCCGGCGGAAGCCGCGCGGGATTATCACGTCATTCAAGGCCGTCCGACCCTAAAAGCGGACGCTATGCTCGCGCGGTTCCAAAATTCTGGAGGACGCGTCGAATGGAGTCGATATGATGACGAAGCAGTCACCGGCGTGTTCTCGCACGCACAGGGCGGCACGCTGACGCTGACGTGGGACGTGGAGCGCGCAAAACGCGCAGGGCTGATGTCCCGTGACACATGGAAAGCGTACACGCGGCAGATGCTACGCGCTCGCGTGATCAGCGAAGCGATCCGCACGGTGCTCCCCGGGGTGTTGAGCGGATGCTACACAGATGACGAAATCCGAGGTATTCCGGCGGAACCTGTGCCAGTGTACGCGAAAACGAACCCACTGCAACTTGCCGCTGGATATGACCATGCCGCTGCTGTGGCGAGCATCGAAACTGCTACCACACTCGACGAACTCCGCATTGCGTGGACCACAGCGCTGGCCGACTGCCAACGCTCTGGAACACCCGAAGAACTCGCCGAATTGACCGCAGCCAAAGACACCAAAAAATCCAACCTGTAAACCACTATGCCCTACAAATTTATCGTACCATCGACGCGCAAACCATCACCGGGCGACGGCGTTTATCAGGCGACCGTCTCCGCGGTGAGCACTAAAAATCAGGAGGGGCGACCGCTAATTTCGCGCAATGGCGACGTGCAGCTTCGCCTGACGCTGGACCTTGGACAGTTTGAATGCTCAGTCCTGCTCACGCTCCCATCGCTCGGAGACGACGGCAGTCCGGTGCATCCATCGGGAGAAACGCTGCTGCGGATCCTGACCGACGTGGTGCGTGCGCTTGGGAACGACATTGAAACCGGCGCACCGTTTGAAATATCAAGCGCGACGTTTTTGACGAAATCTGCGGAAGTGGAAATTGAGAACGTGACTGGTAGCAACGGGAAGACATATGCCCAGGTGAAGCGGTGGCGTCCCGTGCGGGCTGGGGCTGCGGCTGCGGATCCGAACGTGGTTCCGTTTTAATGTATGGCGTTCGGCATACGGCGTCCGGCATGTGGGTCGTTTTTGAGCGACCTCCTCGGGCGCTGTATGTCCGCCCAGAAGCGTACGCAACTACGTTTAAAACGTCACAGGCAGCGAACGCAGCACTCGCCGCTTCTTTTCTCAACAACTCACAGCACGCATGTCACCAACTCTCCGCGACTACCAGCAAACCGCAGTCGATGCGATTCGGGCTTCAATCCGCGCCGGGGCCAGACGACCTCTTTTAGTCGCACCGACTGGCGCAGGAAAAACCGTTATTTTTTCCCATATCACCGCGGGCGCAATCGAGCGCGGAAACCGTGTTACTATTTTAGTGCATCGGCAGGAACTGGTGGACCAGACATCCAGGGCGCTGCAAGCGTACGGCGTACCGCACGGGCTGATCGCTGGGGGCCGCACGGACAACCGGGCTCAGTTATGTCAGGTTGCCAGCGTGCAGACGCTCGCGCGCAGGCTAGGCAGATTTGAAGCACCGAATCTGCTCATCATCGATGAAGCGCACCACGCGGCGGCCGGTACATGGCGGCGCGTTGTCGACGCTTACCCTGACGCGCGCGTTCTGGGAGTGACAGCGACCCCGGAACGACTCGACGGCAAAGGATTGGCTGACGTGTTTGACGACCTTATCCACGGGCCGCAGGTTGGCGAACTGATTGACCGTGGTTTTCTGGCGCGTCCGAAATACTGGTCGAAACCGCTTATTGACACAAAAGCGATGCGGGTTTCGATGGGCGATTTTGCGATAGGAGATTTGGAAGCGGCGCTCACTTCCGCGGTCATGGGTGACGCAGTCACAGAATATCGGCAGAAATCAGACGGACTGCCGGCGATTGCATTCTGTCCGACCATCGCAAAAGCCCGCGCGGTCAGTGATGCGTTCCGGGCTGCGGGATATGCCTGGGATGTGATCGACGGCACGCTTACGCCGGCGGATCGGCGGGAGTTGGTGGCGAAACTCGGCGACGGCAGGCTGAACGGACTATCCGCGTGCGAGATCGTGAGCGAAGGGTTCGATCTGCCGGTAGTCACGACGGCGATTTTGCTGCGTCCAACAAAATCGCTGGCACTCCATTTGCAACAAGTGGGCCGCGTGCTGCGGCTGCATCCAAGCAAAACGCATGCGATCATCCTCGACCACGCCGGGAACCTGCATCGACACGGGCTGGCAGAGGACGATCGGGAGTGGAGTCTGGAAGGCAGGCCGAAAGCCAAGAAAGGCGCGCCGGCACCGACAAAAACATGCCCGGAATGCTTCTGCTGCTTGTCGCCAGCGGTGCGCATATGCCCGGAATGCGACCATGAGTTTGAGGTGAAGGATGCAAAACTCCGCGAGGTTGCCGGCAACTTGGTAGAGTTTTCTCGGGAGGAAGTGAAATTAGCGCTAAAGAAAGCGCGCACGCTTGCCGACTTTCAGGAGATCGGGAAGCAGATGGGTTACAAGCCCGGGTGGGCGCACTATCGATTTACGGCCAGAAATACACGTCCGACTTACAGTTACAAAATATGAACGAACACATTGCAGCAGAGATTATTCTGCTTGAGGCAGAGCGAGAGATTGATCGCTTGAAAGCGCAGTTGAAAAACTGCACATGCAAAATGACCTATCTAGTGGAATGCGATTTTCGTCCGTTTCAACGCTGGGCCGTAGAAGCTGAATCCGAGTCCGAAGCACGGCTGATGGTATCGAAGACGCTCGGCGTGCCATATGAGCAAACAAATGCAACGATTGAGCGATTGGAGGACGTGAAATGATCTGTGCAATACCGCCCGGCGACTACGACCCCAACTGCGAGCCAGAACCCGCTTGTAGCCAGCCAGAGTGTAACGACTTGCTTGAGCAGGATTTGTTGGGGGACTGGTTCTGCCCGAGTTGCCTGAAGCGTGAACAGGAGAAAGAAACAAACTGACATGAAGCCAGACACAGAACAAATCATTCACAACTTAAAGGCATGGATGCCATTAAGTTCACCGCTCGACAAATTTATAAATCAAGCCGCTGACAGGCTGGAGGAGTTGCAGCGGGATTTAGATCAAGCCATCTCTGAACGCACGCCGCACGACTACGGCATCCTTAAAATGGAACGCGACGAAGCCCGCGCCAGACTTACAACATTTGAGCCAACAATCCGCAATCTTACCAAGGAGCGCAACGAAGCCCGCGCCGAGGTGGAGCGGTTGAAGACTGAACTACACGATACGATTGATTCCTACAAATTAAACAACCTGCAACCAAAGACAACCCGCCCAGAACCCTCCCGCCTTGAGATTGCGGCGATGGCAATGCAGGGGATGTTGGCGAGTGGGAACGCCATCATGGACATTCCCAACACGGCGTGCGAATACGCAGACACACTCATCGCAGCAAGGGAGGGGAAATGACCGACCACAACGAAATCCAGCTTTACGCAGCGCGCGCGGAAGCCGATCGACTGAAATCCGAAATTGAACGCGCGATGAATGCGCTGACCCACGCACTCCGGGAGAACAGCCGCAATCGTGAACGCATGGTGACGGAACTTACGCGCACACGGGCTGAGCGTGATACCGCTGTGGATGCCGGGATCCAGCTTTGCGTGCACGGCCAACCGCACGATCATCACGCAGAGGAGTGGCGAGCAGCGGCGCGCGTGATTAGCGGGATGCACGGCAAATGACCGAGTCGCAAATCCAATCGGCAATTCGTCTTCGACTCGGCGGGCGTCCGGACGTGCGGCTATTTCGCAACCACGTTGGCATGGTCCGCGATGAATCCGGGCGCACGCATACGTTTGGACTTCAGAAAGGCAGCGCGGACCTCATCGGCTGGGTCACTATTAACGGCGCAGCAATTTTCTTGTCGGTTGAAGTAAAATCAGCGACCGGCAGAACACGGCCAGAACAAACAGCCTGGGCCGCGGCAGTAAACAAAATGGGAGGGATTGCGTTCATTGCGCGCTCTCCTCAAGACGCAGAACAACAACTAGATGACAACATACAGCGATTATATTCAGAGCAAAAAGAAAACAGTCAAAGACGCAGGATTTGAGCCATTTCCGTTTATTGCGCCGCTGTTTGATTGGCAGAAGCACATTGTATCCTGGGCGGTTAGAAAAGGGCGTGCAGCGCTTTTTGAAGATTGCGGCCTTGGTAAAACAGCGCAGCAACTTGAGTGGGCATCTCAAGTGGTGAGACACACCGGAGGGAGTGTGCTAATTCTTACGCCGCTTGCAGTCGCAGCGCAGACTGCACGGGAAGCACAGAAGTTTGGGATCGAAGCTACTCAGATTTCTTCTGGCGACGAAATCAAAACCGCTGGAGTCTGGATTACGAATTACGAGAAGCTAGAGCATTTTGATTGCTCCGTGTTTGCCGGCGTCGTTCTTGACGAATCATCCATCCTGAAATCGTTCACGGGCAAAACTCGGAAAACGCTGACAGAATCATTTGCCCAGACGCCTTATCGCCTGGCGTGCACAGCGACGCCATCACCGAACGACTACACAGAACTCGGGCAGCACGCTGACTTTCTGGGCATCTGCTCGCAGGCTCAAATGTTGGCGACGTTTTTTGTAAACGACACGTTCAATACCGGAGACTGGCGACTGAAAAAGCACGCTGAATCCGAATTTTGGAAGTGGCTTGCATCATGGGCGGCGTGCGTTTCGAAACCGTCTGACATCGGATTTCAAAACGATGGATATGATTTGCCGCCGCTGAACATGCAGACAATCTTTGTCGATGCAGACATTAGCACGGATGCCGGAGAAGATCTGTTCCGAATTGCTACGTTGTCCGCAACAACCATGCATCGTGAAATGCGGATGACTTCCGCAGATCGTTCGGATGCTGTGGCAAGTCTTGTGAACGCATCAACCGAACCTTGGATTGTCTGGTGCAACACAAACGACGAAGCTGACAATTTGAAACAGCGGATCCCGGATGCAATCGAAGTACGCGGATCAGATGCGCCATCGCGAAAGGAAACGCTACTTTCTGATTTCACGCAGGGACGTGCGCGCGTGATTATCACAAAGCCATCCATAGCAGGGTTTGGATTGAACTGGCAGCATTGCCGCAACGTCGCATTTGTAGGACTCAGCTACTCTTTTGAGGACTTCTATCAAGCGCTGCGACGCAGCTATCGGTTCGGGCAAACGAGAGAAGTCAACGCGTACATCGTCCAAGCAAAAACAGAGGGAGCAATTCTCCAATCCATCAATCGCAAAATCGAACAGCACAAAACAATGCAGCAAAAAATGAAACTCGCAGCAGCTGAAATGACTTTTCAGAAGTCCGAAACAATAGAAGCAAAGATCGGAGTGGACACTTACTCAAGCAAGAATTGGACAGTGCACCACGGCGACTGTGTCCGCGTGGCGAAAATGATTCCAGATGGATCCATTGACTTTTCGGTTTTCAGCCCGCCGTTTGCGGATCTGTTTACCTACTCAAACGATCCGCAGGACATGGGAAACTGTGATTCTATGGGTGATTTTATGGTGCATTTTGATTTCTTGATTCAGGAAATTAAACGGATCATGCAGCCGGGGCGCGAGGTCGCGGTGCACTGCGTCGATTTGCTTTCTACAAAATGGAAACACGGATCAATTCAGTTTCAAGATTTCAGCGGAGAAATCATCCGCGCATTCTGGAAGCATGATTTCCTTTTCCATTCTAGAATCTGCATCTGGAAAAGTCCGGTGACAGAAATGCAGCGTACAAAAGCGCACGGGCTTTTGCACAAAACACTTAAGACAGATTCAGCGGATTCGCGAGTAGGATGCGCGGACTATCTGCTGGTTTTCCGTGCACCCGGAGAGACGCGCGTTCCAGTGAAAAAGGATGGCACAGAGTTTCCCGTTTCTTGGTGGCAGGAAGTGGCATCGCCAGTCTGGATGACCGTTGATCAAGGACGCGTGCTGAATGGGCAAGTGGCGCGTGATAATAAAGACGAAAAACACATTTGCCCGTTGCAACTTGATGTGATCGAGCGCGCCATTACGCTCTGGAGCAACCCTGGGGAATTGGTTTACTCGCCATTTACGGGCATCGGATCTGAAGGTTACGGAGCGTTGACGTTGGGCCGCCGTTTTATCGGATCCGAGCTAAAGAAAAGTTACGCTGATTGGGCCGTGGCAAATCTGAAAAACGTCGAAGCGCAGCCATCCCTTTTCTGACATGTCACAACAAAACGCAGCAGCATCGCTCTTCGCGATTGACTGGGAAACGCCACAACTCGGCTGGCTGGAGTGCCCAGGCATCGGCAGGCACACAGGCAAAAATCACAGCGCGGATTGTCGAATCGCGCTCGACGACGGGAAACCTCCGACGATTTTCTGTTTTCACAATTCGTGCTCGGACGAGGTCGCTGAAGCAAACAAACGACTCCGCAGCGCGCTGGGGAAAGCCGAACGCAAGGCCGAACCGATCCGCCACAGCGTGGTTCAGCGTCCGACCGTGCAACGCATCCCGCTGGAACCGGTGACGCCACCGCAGTCGTGCGGGAGCGCTCTAGATCACATCAACGCATGCTTCGACCACGGCGAAAACGTCTGCGTGGTGCTTGCTGACGCAGCCGGTGCGATTACTAACGCCGGCGGAACTACGCTGGCCGAGGACGCACATACGATCGGCAACAGCTTAAAAACCGGCGTATTCGTCCGCGTGAACCCGATGCGGAATAACGGCACGCGGAACGAGGACGTCACAGCATTTCGGCACGTTCTCATCGAATGCGACGATGCTCCGAAGTCGCTGCAATGGTCCGCAATCGTGGCATCCGGGCTGCCGGTGTCTGTCGTGGTAGACTCGGGCGGGAAATCGCTTCACGCGTGGGTTCGAGTCGATGCCGAAAATAGCGAAGAATATCGGCAACGCGGGAAACAGGCCGCGGACGCGATGGACGCGTTTGAGGGGATCCGCGTTGACCGGGCGTGTCTGAACCCGGCGCGACTGGCTCGGCTTGCTGGGCACGCCCGGGGCGAGTCACGGCAGGAACTGATTGCAATGCACATCGGCGCTGAATCATGGAATAACTGGCAAGAACGGACACTGACGCCGGATCCTGTGGTGCCGATTCCTGATCGGCCGTTTCTCATCCTCGGGAATCTGAACCGCGTTTATTACTACCTCAGCCGGCAGACCGGCACGCTGGTAGCGCTTACGTCCGCGCAGCACACCCGGAACGCGCTTTTGGAACTTGCGCCCCTCGCTTGGTGGGAACAGGAACACGACAAGCGCGGCGACGTCCTTGTTCAGATCGCGGTCGATCACCTGCTCCAAACGGCGGCCCGGATCGAATTTTCTCCATCGCATATCCGTGGCCGTGGCGCGTGGCTGGACGAGGGACGTGTGGTATTCCATGCAGGTAACACAGCGATCGTGGACGGCGCAACGTGTGATCTGCTCGGCATCGGCAGTCGCTACGTTTACGCGCGTTCGGAACGGCTTGGCGTGTCGGTAAGTGATCCGCTCGGGAATGCAGAGGCAAATCGGCTGCGGGAACTCATCGGTTGTTTCCAATTCGCAAACCCGCTCGACTCGCTGTTTCTGAGCGGCTGGCTTGTGACGGCTATGATTTGCGGCGCGATAGACTGGCGCCCGCACGTCTGGCTTACAGGTGCAGCAGGCAGCGGGAAAACAACGATCCTAAGCGAAGTCATTGAACCGTTGCTTGGCGACGTAGCGCTGAACATTCAGGGAAATACCACGGAAGCCGGCATACGGCAGGCACTGAGTCACGACGCACGCCCGGTGATTTTTGATGAGGCCGAGGGCGACGACGAACGAGGGCGGGATAGGATGGCGCAGGTGCTCGCGCTCGCACGGGCGTCGTCCCGGGAGTCTGGCGCGCTGATGCTCAAGGGATCGGCCGGCGGACAGTCTATGAGTTTTCGGATCCGGTCGTCGTTTCTGTTTAGTTCGATTGCGGTTTCTATCGACAAACGGGCGGACCAGGGCCGGATCAGCGTTTTGGAACTCATCCCTGAGCATCTGCGGACCGTGGACCGGTTCGCTGAGGCTAAACGGCTGATGGCTGAAACGGTGGACCGTCCCGAATGGTGTGCACGCTGGCGCGCTCGCTGCATCTCACTGGCCGCTGTGGTGGCGCACAACGCGACCGTGTTTAAATCTGCGGCACGCTCCAAACTCGACGAACAGCGTAACGCGGATCAGGTCGGCGCACTGCTTGCAGGCGCGTATGCTCTGACGTCCGAGGAGCGCATCGACGTGGAAGCTGCAGAAAGCTGGGTTGACGGTCAGGATTGGGCATTTGCGCGCGGGGACCGGGGGGATACGGACGAACGTACGCTATTGAACCGGCTGTTGGAATCGTGGCTTCAGGTTGAAACGTTTGACGGACCGAACCGCGCACGCATAACGGTTGCTGAGGCTATACGGCAGGTCGGAGATGAAAACGAGGGGCGCGCTAGGTTTGCGAGCGAAGCACTCGCAAGGATCGGCGTGCGCGTCTGGGAGGACTGCGTGGATGTTGCAAATAGCGGAACTGAGCTGCGAGAACGGTTTGGCGTGGTACGCTGGGCAGACCAGTTGCGACGATTTCGCGGGGCGATAAAAATGGAGAGCCAGGTGCTGATAGGCGCAATGCGGAAACGGACGACGCGTCTGCCTTTGGAGATCATATGAGAAAAAGCGTTGTTTTTGCGTCGGATTGCAAACCCTGTGAAGAGTGCGGCGAATTCGTTTGCCCGAAATGTGATGACCATTACGCCGACTGCTCCTGGCCTGGCCCGCATAGCGACGATGCTTGACATAATATAACTACCCGCTCAAATTAATACTAACCAAACCAACCCTGACGGGATGGTATGGAACCTCACTAGGGTGCCCGGCTCTGCGTGTGCAGATGTCCGGGCTTACCCGTTTATTTATTTATGGACGACCTGATCACCATCAACGAAGCCGCCGACCTGCTCGGCATCAAACCAACATCACTGCGCATCTATCTTTGCAAGGACGCCAACATACCACGCTTGCACAGGCTAATTGGAAAGCAGAACCGCGTGTTCCTGAGCCGCAACTGGGCTGTTGAGCGTCGAAACTCAGTCGCTACTCGCCCACTGAGCACGCGTAAGGGCTACAAAACCAACAAGATACAAGCGTGATACTCAAATACTCACCATACTCAGTACCCCGATAGACATATAAGGATACAGATACACAGATACACCTATATCTATATCTATATCTATATCTATATTTTATTGAGTATTTGAGTATTTACAGAGAAAAAGCCATACTCACCATACTCAAATGGTCGCGCAGATACTCATTTTCTCAGTCTGTACTGATGCCGCGGACTGGGTGGCGATTGTCCGAGCAGATAGCGCGGTTGAAGCCGCGGTGATAGCAACCGCTGCGATGGAACCCGTGATGCCGCCAGAAAAGCAGGTGCATGTTAATTATCAAACGCACAACGCAGACGCTGTTGCTCGACTCGGGAACCGCGAGTTAATAGGATGGCGGCTGGATGGTAAACCTGATCCCGTATGAATCGCACAAATCCAGCAGTGATCTCGCGCACGCTTGATGAGTTGGCCGAGCTGGGATTAACCGAGGAGCAGGCCGAGCGTGTCCTTGAGTGGCATCGGGATGCTGTGTGGCAGGCTGTACAGCAGGCTGGGGGCGTAGTGGTCAGCAGGCTGTTGGGATTCATCCTCGGCAAACCTGGGGAATCTCGAGTGGCAAACGCTCGACTACGTTGCCTCGGCGTGGCGTTTGCTGCCGGTTTAAACGGGCTGACGGGGGCCAGTAGTATGACCGAGGCGGCCAGGCGAGAAGGGTGTTCTCCTAAGGCGCTGTCGCTCGTCGCTGCGGAGGCTGCGGCGTATCTGGGGCTGCCGGCTGGGCCAAACAGAAGGGGCGCCCCCCGGTAAGGAATCTTTTTACTCGTTTGGACCCCTCTCCGTAGGGACGCT